TGATGAGTTGCCGGCAGGCGACGAAACGGGGCCCGCCGCCCGTACGGGAAGCACACAAAAACCAACCAAGACGGTTGGCAACCATAACGAAGGAATTTGGCCATGGCAATTAAACCGATTGGACAGACAACGCCCGAGGGCTGGGAATGTCAAACGTGTTCGCGTTGCGGCGGATCGGGCAAATATTCGTATTGCACTCAACACGGCAGCAAATGTTTTGGCTGTGCGGGCAATGGCACGCATTTGACCGCGCGCGGCCGCGCGGCAATGGAAATGCTAACCAAATCATGTTCTGTGCGCGCGGACGCGTTGAAACCCGGGGACGTTATTAGAATGCAAACCTTGGCCGGTTGGGGTTGGTTTACGGTTGTTTCGACAAGATGGGATGTTAACAACCCAAGGGTTTTTCTGATCATTTGTAAAACCTATAGTTTTGGCCTTGGGGCTGAAGATTTGATTAGGCTTCGTCATACCGACGAAGAAAAAAAATCAAAATTTGAGGCGGCGTTGGCGTACCAACGAACATTGTAAAACCCGCTGATGAGGCCCGGGCACGGGCCGAAACGGGGAAAGCCAACCCGTACGGGAGCATGTTGCAAACCGAAACCAAGGAGTCTGGTAATGGAAAATTTGACGAACATTCAGCGGGCAATCAAAGCGAAGCTTGGATATCAAATTGGATTGGAAATTGACAATATTCGCGGGATAATGGGCGATGGAACCCGAATTGATAGGTTTGTGACGTTTCATTCATCGGGCAAAATTTTGGTTACCACAGAAAACAAAAATGATTTACAAATTAAAATTGGCGTTTATGATTGCGATGTTTCCGATGACGATATTCTTGCCCTGATTTTCGACGGATTAATGGAACAAATTTGGGAGGCCGATATTGATTTGAACGATTCGGATAGTAACGAAAAATTACGGCAGGCAACCCCTGACGAAATCATTGAATCGTTTATTGAGGGCCCAACCGGGCATTTTGAAACAATGATTGACGGGCAGGCCCGCCGGGTTTTTGCTGAATTCTGATTCAGGGTTGAGGCCGGCGGTTGGGGCCGCCGGCCGGGGTTGAGTAAAACGGAGCATGGGGGTTGTCATGACGCGCGCACAATTTTTGTTATATTTGGCAAAAAAATATCCAACCCAATCCGCCGATTGGATTGAACATTTTTCCGATATTGTGCCAACGGTTCTCAAGAAATTTGAACCGGTCACAAAAGACGATTGGGATATGTTGTTTGAACAAACCATTTTTCATTCTGAATCATGGGGTTGGCTACGCGAAATTGAGTGCCGGGCAACATTGGCGTTGGCGGACGAAATCCGAGGAAACGCCATGGCCGATTTGTTGCGGGCCAACCGTGACAATTTGTATGGGGCATTTGCGGCCCTAGATTCGGCGGTGGCACACGGAATGAATTTGGCGGGGCCAGATTCCAACCTGCGGGGATTGGACGCGGCCTTGGCCCGGATTTGCCGGGAATTAGGGGCCGTGATTACGGCGGCCGGCGTTGTTGACGGAATCGGCCGGGCAATGGATTCATCAATGGTTCAGGGGGGCAGCAAGTGAAAAACCCAATTGATGTTGACGCGGCCGCCGTGGCCGCAACGGTTGAGGAATTGGAACGCGACAGCCGAACCGGCCCATTGCAGGCGGCATACGCCAAGGTTGAGCCGGCGTTGGCCGATTGGGTAACGGCCAAGACGGAACACGAATTTGTGTTCCATCGGAAAAATTCCATTTTTGGGAACGCCAAACATTGTGCCGGCCAACCATATTGCCGCGCGTGTTGGGGTTGCCTTGAAAGAACGGCCCGTTGGGCGCAAGGCCGGCAATCCGATTTTGAGGCGTTGATTGTGTGGGTTTGCAAATTGCAGGCCGATATTGAAATTGACGGTTCCGCGTTGCGAATTTCCGTTGCCTTGGCCGGCGGAAAAATGGGTTTGGACGAATCCGCCAATTTGGTTGAACGGGCTCAATTTGAGGAGCGCAAACCATGCGAAGATTGATTGTTGGTTTGATGTTGTTGGCCGCCGGTTGCCAACACGCGCAGACGGCAATAACCGTGTCATTTGTTGACGGCCCGTATAACGTATCTGTTCAGGTGACAAAATGACCGATAATTCATATTTTACGCTTCGTCCCGTCAGGGGCCGCAAACGTGATGAATTTGTTGTGAACAGCCTGTCAATTATGGATTTGCAAATCCGTGACGGCATGGTTGAAATTTACATTCAGGACCATAAAAATACGGGTTGGGTTCGTCTGACTTGGGAAACGGCCAAACCCATTGTGGTTTGGTGGAGGCGGGGTTGAAATGCTAATCCATACGATTGACTGGGCCGGCCGCCGGATTGAGTGCCCCGCAACAATGCGGTTGTTGGATTGTTCCAAATGCAAACGGGCAATGGCGCAGGAATCCGAATTTGAGAAGATTTCAAAACGCCGCCATTACGCAAAAACAATTTTGAAATGGACGGGTTTTGACACGGCAACCGGGCGGCCCATTTGCCATGAATGTTGCCGAGGCATGAAATAACAAAATCCAACCATGTTGGCAACAACGTTATTGCGTTGCCGGATCATTCCCGGAATGGTTGTTGCGGGTAATTTTGCCCGCTGTTCAGGTTGATTGATTGAGGGTTTGTGTCATGACATTAGAATTCAAAAAGGCCGTGAAATCACGCGCCAGATTACGGTTGGCGTTAATTGGGCCGTCCGGTTCAGGAAAAACATATTCGGCCATGGCCATTGCCCGGGGATTGAATCCCAACGGACGAATTGCCGTGATTGACACGGAGCGCGGTTCCGCGTCGAAATATGCCGATTTGTTTAATTTTGACGTGTTGGAAATGGCGTCATTCAGCCCGGCTAATTACGTTGACGCCATGAAGGCCGCCGAAAACGCCGGTTATGATATCATAATTATTGACAGCCTAACCCATGCTTGGAGTGGCCGTGGCGGCGCGTTGGAAATGGTTGACGCGGCCGTTGCCCGTTCCAAATCGGCCAATTCATTTGGGGCATGGCGGGAGGTTACGCCGGCCCATAACGCCATGGTTGAGGCGATTGTTTCCTCCCCTTGTCATGTTATTGCAACCATGCGCTCCAAAACCGAATACATTGTGGAGCCCGATCCGCGCACGGGCCGCAATGTTCCGCGCAAAATTGGCATGGCCCCAATCCAACGAGACGGGCTGGAATACGAATTCGATGTTGTTGGCGATATTGACCTTGAACACAGGCTAATCGTAACAAAATCGCGAATTCCGTTATTGGCGGATTCGGTTGTTTCAAAACCCAACCAAGCGTTTGGGGCAATCATGGCGGCATGGTTGGAAGGCAAACCGTCCGTTCAGCCCGAGCCAATGATTGGGTTGCCCAAATTGATTGAGGCGGCCCCGGCCGTCGAACCGGCCCCGGTTGAGGCAACGCGGAAACCAGCGTTGGCAACCGGCAAACAATTGGCTGAAATCCGCAGCCTAGGTTCGGCCGCCGGCGTTGGGGCCGAATTCTATGAATCGGTAAAAACCCGGTTCAACGTCAAACAATCGCAAGAATTGACGAAACAACAGGCGGCGTTGTTGATTGATGAATTGGCAACCATGGCAACCATGGCGGCCAAATAACAATTCAACGGTTCAACGGTTCCAATTTCAATTTTGTTTTTTTCTAGGGAGTTTTTGTTATGTCCAATGGATTGAGCCAATTTGACGATACGTTCCAGCCAATGGCCCCGGGCCGAACGCCAAATATTGACGCGTTGGCGGACGGTGAATACACAATGGAAATCATCAGCGCGGAATTGGTAACAACGCCAAAAACCGGCGAAGCGATTTTGCGTTGGATTTACAAAATCCATGCGGGCGAATCATACGTTGGCAACCGTATTGAGGCGGCAACGTTTTTTCGGAACGCCGAGGCTTGCAACATGCTTGGCGCGGATTTGTTAGTTTTGGGGATTCCAACCAATGATTGGAAAGCTTCCGCCGGCAAACCATTTTCAAAAATGTTGCCGGAATGTTTGCCCGGGTTGAGCGGAATTCATTTTGCCGCAACCAAGATTTCCCGGGTTGTTGGTCTCAAAACATATCACAACATACGGATTAAAACGCGTACCGAACCGGCGGCCATGCCGTCCGAACCGTTGCCGTTTTGATCCGTTCCGTGGGGGCATGGGCCGGTTGAGTCATGACGGTTGAGATCCGCACGGGGCCCGGCAACAACCATGCCGGCCGGGCTAACGCGGGGAATGGTATTCATGCGGGTTATCGGGGCACGGTTGCCCGCATGTTTCCCGGGTTCAATTCCCGGGCCCTGCAATTCGGCCATGGCGGTTGTTGGATTGTTTCCAACAATCATTTCATTGGGCATGCCGCCATTGAACTGTCATCCATGGCCGATTTCATTTTGTAATTCCAAGGAGTTCAGGAATGTTGATTGTTGCGGTTCGTCCAGAAAATCGGGATGACGATTTGTTATTTGAAATTGGCGGGGTTCATTTTGTTGTACGGATAATGAAATTCAATAACAAATCAGGTTCCGTCAAGGTTGGCATTGACGGCCCAACGGCGTTGCGGGTTGCCCGCCGTTCCGTCATGGCCAAACGGGAGGCGGCAACAATTGCTGCGTTCGTCGCGTTGGCCGAACAACAATTGGCGGAATCCAAAAATGAAACCAGCCAACCTGAATGATTCCGATATTGCCAAAATCATCGGAGACGCGGCAAATCGGTTCCCGTATGGGGAGCATGATGATTGGTTCCAGACGGCGTTTTTGCATGTTTGGAAACGGTTGAACATTTTTGACCCGGAACGCGGAACGTTCTCAACATGGGTTAACGCCGTGGTTCGGCAATTGCGTCACGACAAAATGAGGGTTCAGTACAACCGGCCCAAAACGGTTGCCCCGAACATGGAATTTGTTCCTGATGATTTTGATGTTGTTTCAATTATCGACGCCGTGGTTGACGTTCAAACCGCCATGGTTTGTTTAATTCCCGCCGATAGGGAAATCATGGAAAAAATGATGGAAGGCAAATCAATCACGGATTGTGCCAACGAATTGCAAATTTCCCGACAGGCCGTTAGCCAGAAATTTCTTCGGGCAATGGCCAAAATGAAACGGTTTTTGAGGCGTTCAATCAATTTGGTAACCAAGGATTTGGAACAATGACAGACGATACGAAACGAATCGCGGCATATTTGAAATTGTTTGTTTCCGATGACGCCATAACAGAATTGCGCGCGTTCGGGCCAACCGGCCAAATTCTATCGGGGACGTTTGACGCCAACCATTTGGAAGGCATGGCGCGCGCGGCCGCCGAAATGCGCGGGTTCCGGGGAGTCTATTTTGTTCCCAACCCGATCAATCGGCCGGCAACCAACGAAATCAAGCCGGCCGGGCAAACAACGGCCGATGTTGACATTGCCGAACGCCGTTGGATTTTGATTGACGTTGACCCGGTTCGGCCCCGCGACACGTCCGCAACCGATGACGAACGCCGCGAGGCATGGCGGGTTTTATGCAACGTTCAATCCGCGATGGAATCGGCCGGGTTCAGGGGCCCGATTGTTGCGTGTTCGGGCAATGGTTGGCATTTGAGTTATCCAATCGCCCGGGCCAATGATGAAATTGCAACCAATGAAATCAAGGCGTTGTTGGCCGGATTGGACCAACGCTGTTCGTCCGCCGGGGCCCGGGTTGATACCAAAACCTACAACGCCAGCCGGATTTGGAAATTGTACGGAACAACGGCACGCAAGGGAATTGAGACGGCCGAACGGCCCCACAGGGTAGCATTTGTTACCGCCGCGCCGGAACGGGCCGCCATTGACGCGGCCCGCAACAACAATACGCCGGCAGCTATCCGGCGGTTGTTGGCCGCATGGGCAACCCAAGATTTGGCATTGGCCGCGATTGAGTCCCAACGGGGGCAGCCTGATTCGGTCAAACGGGCGGCGGCATATTTGTCGAACGTTCCGCCGGCCGTTTCCGGTTCCGGCGGGCATTCCCATTGTTACCATGTTGCCATGATTTTGGTTGACGGGTTTGGTTTGTCCGCTGATGAGGCGGCCGCCGCTATTGCCCCATGGAACGCGCGTTGCCAACCGCCATGGAATGACAACGAATTAGCCCACAAATTCCGTGACGCGGCCCGCAACGCCGGCCCGAACCGTGGCCATTTGTTGGCTCAAAATGGCCCGCCAAGGCCGTCAACCGGCCGGACGGTCCAATTGCCGGCCCGCACGCAATACACGGGCCCGGACGCCGTGGCTGCCCCGGAAACCGAAGCGGATGACCCGGACGCCACAGCGGTTGACCTATTGAGGGTTCAGGCTACGGTTCAATGGGCATGGCCGGGTTGGATTCAGCGCGGAACAATAACGGCAATTGCGTCCGATCCGGGCATAGGAAAAACCCGGTTTTGTGCCGATTTGTTGAGGCGGATTCATTTGGGATTGCCTTGGCCCGATGGAACCCCGCCAACGTTCCCGGCCGGAACCGTGGCCGTTTGGATTGCCGCCGATTCCCAATGGTCGGAATTAACGTCATTGCCTAACGAAATGGAATTTCCGCCGGAGGCATTGGTTTTGAACGGCCGGCGTTCCAATCCATATGCCGGAACCAATTTGGATACCGTGGAAGACTTGGCGGAATTTGAACGCCGATTGAGGCGGGTTCAACCGGGTTTGGTTTTTGTTGATACATGCGGTTCGGCCACGGATCGAAACACAACACGGCCCGAGGAGGCCAAACAATTTTTCAAACCGCTTGCCGAAATCGCAACGCGTACCAATTGCGCGATTGTGTTGGTAACGCATTTGAGCAAATCCGGGGAGGCGTTAGGCCGGCGGATTGTTGGCGCATGCCGTCAGGTCATCAAATTGGAACAACCCAATCCGGAAGGCGAACCGAACCGGCGGCGTTTGTGGGTTGATAAAACCAACGCCAAAAAACCCAATCCGTTGGGAATAACAATGGGCGACAAAAACGAATATGATAACAACCCGCCGCTATCCGCCGCCATGGCCGGCAATGACGAACCCGGCCGCCAACCGGCCCGGCCCCGTGGCCGTCCGTCAAAATTGGCCGAGGATACGGCATGGTTGATAGAATGTTTGGCATTGGGCAACCGGCGGGTTAAAACGGTGATTGATGACGCCGGGGCCGCCGGCATTTCAATTGACCGCGTATATCGGGCCATGCGCGCGGCCCCGGTTGAGGAATCGGAAATTGACGGCAAGAAATGGTGGAGCCTAATTTCGGACATTGACGAATCCCGGGAATGCGAGGCGATTGAATGACCGACGTTCCGCCAACGGATTTGATTGCCTTGGCGGCGTTGCATGAATCGTCATGCGATGATTTCGACGAATCGGAACGGCATTTGTACGGGGAGGCTGCCCTTACAATTGTTGACCTACGCCGGCTGAACCAACAAACCCGTTGGTTCAGCCTGTTTTTGTATGATGAGAAAACAACCAAATTGGTTGCCTATTGCGTTTGTAACGTTAGGAAATCCCGCGTTTATGTTTTTCGTATGGTTGTTCTCCCGCCATATCGCGGCCTTGGAATCGGAAAATATTTGCACGATTACATAATTTCGCCCGGTCATCATTACGTTGCCAACGTTCCGGAACGTTGGTTGCCCGGTCAAATCTGGTTGAGGCGTCAAGGTTGGCGGGCCGCCGAAATTGACGCCGGCCATTTTCCGGACGGAGACGCCGTTGTTTTTTATCGCAATTTGCGAAATTTGACCGAACCCGAAGCAATAACAGAATAGGTTCAACCATGGCGTTTTTTCCGCTCAAATTTGATGAATCGTTTGACCCGGGGGTTGGGGTTGTTGATCAATTGACTTTGAATTTGCCGGTTCCCATTTCCGCTAACGGAATGAATGACGTTGGGCGCGGCCGTGTTTATCGTTCAACCGGTTACAAAATTTGGATTCAGGAATGCAAATTGTTGGTTGGCTCAACCCCGGGCCGCGTCAACGGCATTGTTGAAATCAACATGGATTTGACCGGCGGCGTTGGTTGGCGTTCCAATCGAGATTTGGATAATGTTATCAAACCAACAATTGATTTGATTCGTTATTTGCATATTTTGGTTGATGACAACGTTACCATTGTTAGGGCAATCACGGCCCGATATTTTGAACCGGAAAAACCCCGTGACAAATGCAAATTCCGTGTTGTTATCCGGAGAATTGCCGATGACAACCCGGCCAAGTAAGATTGCCATTTCAATTATGATCGAACGTTTGGAACGCTTATCCGTGGCCATGGCGTTGACGGCCGCGCAATATGAATGGTTTTGCATGAATCTCATTCCGGAATGGTTTGGCGAAATGCCCCAATCCAAAAAACGTTGCCCGTATCCTCCCGGTGATCCAAACAAAATTTCATTTTTAATTGATAGACTAAAAAACGGGGAGGCATTGTGGCACCCCCATGACGCCGCATGGAACGCGGACGGTGAAGAACTAATTGAGGAAGATTGAGCCATGAAAATCCGCGATAGAATAAAAGAATTCCGCCGTGTTCCCGCCGGGGATTTGTTGCCAAATCCGCGCAATTGGCGGAAACATCCCAAGGCCCAAGCCGAAGCGTTGCAAGGCATATTGGCGGAAATAGGGTTTGCCGGGGCCGTGTTGGCCCGGGAAACCGAAAATGGGTTGATGTTGATTGACGGGCACCTTCGGGTTGAAACCGCCGGAACAATGGAAATTCCCGTGTTGATTTTGGATGTTGACGAAAATGAGGCGGACAAAATTTTGGCAACGTTCGATCCGTTGGGGGCCATGGCCATTGCGGACGGGGCCAAGCTTGACGCGGTATTGAGGAATATTCAAACCGATAACCAAGCGTTGGCAACCATGTTATCCGAATTGGCCGTTGGGGCCGGAATCATTCCGGGCGACGATACCGAATCCGGCCAAGGCAATGACGTTCCCGAACCGCCGGCAATCCCGATAACCAAACCGGGCGATTTGTGGTTGCTTGGAAAGCACCGCGTTCTGTGCGGGGATTCATCCAACCCCAAAGATTTTGATTTGCTCAAAGGCAATTCTGAAATTGATTGCTGCATAACTGACCCGCCGTACGGAATCAATTATGTTCACGGGGCCGAACCAAACAACCCGTTTGAAACAAAATTCAAAAACATAAAGGTTGTGAATGATGACAAACCGTTTGACCCAACGCCGTTCATGAAATTCAAAAAGATTGTACTATGGGGGGCAAACCATTACGCTAACAAATTGCCGATTTCTCCGTCTTGGTTTGTTTGGGACAAACGCGAAAAAAATGAAAACAGCAATGATCAATCCGATTGTGAAATTGCTTGGACAAATATCAAAAATACCGCGCGCATGTTCCGTCATGTTTGGATGGGATTTGCCAAGGCGTCCGAATCCGGAATTCCGCGCGTCCATCCGACACAAAAACCAATTGAGTTAATGAAATGGTGTATTGATAAGGCGGGCAGCCCTGACGTTGTTTATGATCCGTTTTTGGGTTCAGGAACGACGTTGGTAGCCTGTGAACAGCTTGGGTTGGCATGTTACGGAATGGAAATTTTGCCCGAATACGTTGACGTGATTATAAAACGTTGGGAAGAATTGACCGGGCAAACGGCCGTCCGCCATGAAACGCCATAACTAAAAGGGCCAAATAACAATGCCAAAAACGCCGCGTTATTCCGATAAACAAATGATTGCCGCCATAACCCGGGCCCGTGGTTTGGTTTATCTGGCGGCCCAAAATCTGGGTTGTGATCCGGCGACAATATTTCACCGGGCCCAAAAAAAACCGGCGATTCGGGAAATCATTGAAACGGAACGGAACCGGGTTTTGGATTTTGCCGAAGCCAAATTGATTGAGGCGGTTGGTAACGGGGAGGCATGGGCCGTTTGTTTTCTACTCAAAACCCAAGGCCGCAAACGCGGTTTTGTTGAACGTTCCGAGGTTCGTCAGGAATCCAGAATTGTGTTGGCAACGGACGCCGAGGAATTATCTGATGACGAACTTGCCGCTATCGCCACAGGACGCGGCCGAATTGTTGATAAGACGCCGGACGGCCAAGAAATCATTGATTGATTTTGCCCGCTATACTATGCCCGGATATCAACCGGGTTGGTATCACAAAATGATTTCAGATTGTGTTGGCGAAATGATGACCGGCGATTTGAGGCGGTTGATCATTTCATTGCCGCCAAGGCATGGCAAATCGGAATTGATTTCGCGGCGGTTGCCTGCATTTCTGTTAGGTTGCAACCCGGCAACGTCAATCATCGCGTCATCATATTCGGCCGATTTGGCAAGCCGAAACAACCGCGACGTTCAACGAATCATTGATTCATCAGGATACAAAGCGTTATTTCCAACAACGAAATTGAATCAGGGCAATTCCCGAACGGTTGCCGGTTCATGGTTGAGAAATTCCGATTTGTTTGAAATCGTCAATCATGGCGGCGTTTATCGTTCGGCCGGGGTTGGCGGCGGCATAACGGGCATGGGCGGCCAATGGCTTATCATTGATGACCCGATCAAAAACCGCGAGGAGGCGGATTCGCCCGTTTATCGGCAAATGGTTTGGGATTGGTACACGTCAACGTTTTCAACGCGTCAGGAATCAGGCGGCCGAATTCTAATTGTTATGACCCGTTGGCATGCCGATGACTTGGTTGGCCGGTTGTTGGAATTGGCGGCCAATGAACCCAAGGCGGATCAATGGCGCGTCATCAACCTGCCCGCTATTGCCCCTGATGAGGCGTTGCCGGATTATGACCGGCGGCAACCCAACGAACCGTTATGGCCCGAACGCTTTCCAATCGATGAATTGGAACGCATGCGGGCAAGCATGGGCGAATATCAATGGGCCGCGTTATATCAACAACAACCCCGTCTTGGCGGCGGAACGGAGTGGCCCGAATCATATTTCAAAAATGATGTTTGGTTTGACGATTGGCCCAAGACAATAACAATAAAAACGATTGGGGTTGACCCGTCCAAGGGCCGCGACGGCAAACGCGGCGATTATTCCGCAATCGTCATGTTGGGCCGGGACATTGACGGAACGCTGTACGTTGACGCGGATTTGGCCCGGGTTAATTCTGAAGTTTTGGTTGATTCAATTTTGGAAACCCAACGGGAATTTCGGGCCGATATCATCGCGGTTGAGGCGAACCAATTTCAAGAATTGTTGGCCGTTCAAATCGGGGCCAAGGCGCGTTTGGCCGGGTTCCCGGTTCCCGTTATGCCCATTGTCAATACCGTGGCCAAGGCCGTTCGGATTCGTCGGTTGGGCCCGTATCTGGCCCAAGGCGTTGTACGGTTCAGGGCCAACCGGCCCGGCGTCAAATTGTTGGTCAACCAATTGCGTGATTTCCCGGTTGCCGAACATGATGACGGCCCCGATTCGTTGGAAATGGCGTTGCGGGTTATGATTGATTTACACAACGGAAAAACGGCCCGTCCAACGGCCCGGAGGGTAACCGCATGAATTGGTATCAACGAATAATTGAGGCGGCCACGGGCCGCAAATCCGGCCCGCAAACGCCAACCGCGCGCCAATTGCGTGAAAATCTTGAGGAACAAATCAGGCTAAAACATTTGGAACGCGCCAAACGGTTTTTGGAATCAGGCCCCGCAACGGATTATTGGTTGGCGGCCTACACAAATGTTTTAGACCGATACCGCGACGGCGGCGTGATTTCTTATCCGATATCACAACCAACCGATCGGCGTTGGGGTTCCAATTTCCCGTTTTGGACCAGCGAAGCCCAATTGTCATTGATCCGGGCCCAAGCCCGTTTGGTTGTTGCGATGAATCCGAACGCGTACGGGTTGCTCAATGGTTTAACCAGTTATGTTGTTGGTTCCGGATTCCAATACCGAATCACGACCCGGCCCGGAACCGGGGCCGATGATTCCGTTATTGCTTCCGCCCAACGAATTGTTGACAAATTCATTGAACAAAACGCATGGGCCGAAATGGAACAGGAATTGTTTTGGCGTTCCCGCGAAGACGGCGAATTCTTTTTGAGATTGTTTCCTCAACCGTCCGGCCAATTACACGTCCGAACGGTTGAGCCCGAACAAATTGTTCAACCGTCCGGCGGTTCATTTCAGGAATGGTCATACGGAATTCAAACCGAACCCGATGACGTTTTTGCCATAACAAATTATCATGTTCATTATTTGGCCCCGGGCGGCCAAGATGAAACCAGCCCAACCAATGGCGAAATCGTTCCAGCTAACGAAATCATTCATTTGAAATGCAACGTCAAACGCTCAATCAAACGGGGGTTGTCTGATTTTAGTTACGACACGTTGGAAGCGTTCCAACAGGCCGGGAAATTGAGGCGGAACATGGGCGAAGGGGCCGCCGTTCAGGCCGCCATTGCCGCAATTCGCCAACACGAAACATCAACATCAGGGCAGGTTGAGACGTTCATTCAACAAGCCGTTGATTATTCAATTTCCGATCCAACAACCGGCCGGGCCCAAGATTTTCAAAAATTGGAAGCCGGATCATTTTTGGATATTCCCAAGGGCATGGCGTACGTTCCGCCGCCCGGGGCAACCAACGCGGCCGCCCATTTGTCAATTGCCCAAGCGTTGTTGCGGACGGCTGGCAACCGACACAATGCCCCGGAATGGTTGACCTCATCAGACGCCAGCAATAACAATTACGCTTCCAGCCTGACGGCCGAATCCCCATTTTTGAGGAATTGCCTACGGTTGCAAGAAATCTATCGGCGTCCGTTCGTCCGCGTGATCCGGGCCGCGATTGTTGCCGCCATGCGGGCCGGGATTTTGCCGTCAAACATATTGAGCCAAATTGAAATCATGGCAACCGCGCCGTCCGTCGAAACCCGCGACAAGGCAGCCGAGGCGGCCGCAAATCAAATTTACATGGCAACCCATGTTAAGAGCCCGCAAATTGTCGCGGACGAATTAGGGGTTGATTGGGAACGCAACGTTTCCGATTGGGAAGCCTACGCTGATGATTTCGGGCCGCCGGTTGCCAATCCAAACATGCCCGGCCAACCGGGCCCGGGCATGGAATCGGAATTCAACGGAAATGATTTTGTCGGTTGATTTTTACGGCAACGCCAAATCGTTATGGCGCAACGTTTTAACCGGGGTTGCCGTAAAATTGTAAAAATCCAAATCCCCATAGGGAAATTGATTTTTACATTTTTACGGCATGAGGAAAAACAACAATGATTTTGGCTTCCCGGTTGGCCGCGCGGATCGGAACAACCCAACCCAAACAAACCATGCGCGCGGACAAAATTGCCTTGGCGATTGACCGTTGGGTTGATCGGTCGATGAAACAAATTCAACGAATCATTGACGAACGGCCGCCAAATATGGCGTTTGCCTTGGCGGCCTCAATCCGCAACATGATTGCCCAATCCGTACGAATCATGGACGCCGGCCTCGGGGCCGTTGCCCGGGCCGCGCATTCCGATACGGTGGCCAAAATCATGCAAACCATGCCAACGGCCAGTCTCGGGCTAATCGTTCAACGGCGGGCCAAAACACGGCCCGCAAATGGCAAATTGATGGAACGGAAGGCAACGGCGGACGAAGCCGAACAAATCGAACGTATGTTGTTCCCGCCGATGGAAACAACAACCGCCGAACGAATTGTCCGGGCTCCGTCCGCCGGAACGTCATGGCAGGCCCGTATGACTCAATTGACGCGGCTGGCGGCCCCGGTCGATGTTGCCAATTTGGTTGCCGGTTGGGCGGCGTCAGGGCAACCGCCGGCAACATTGGAACGCGCGTTGCGGCCCGTGGTTCAAGGCGTCCGCTCAACATCCCGGCGGGTTGCCCGAACCGAGGGCCAACGGGTTGCCAACGCGGCCCGCATGGAAGCATATTCCGGAATGGATGACGTGATTGCCGGCTATCAAATTCATGGAACAATGGATTCACGGACACGGCCTCATCACGCGGCCCGAAACGGAATGATATTTTGGAAGGCCCCGCCGCCGGGCCAACCCGGGTTGAGCCAATGTCCTCATCCTCCAATGGAATCGGACGGAACGGTTGCCCACAATTGCCGTTGTTGGTTAACGCCGGTTTTGACGGTTGATGACGATATCAAAAATGATCCGGCCGCCCAACAATTGTTTACGAATCACGAAGCCAATTTGATTCCCGATCCAACCGTTTATTCGGATTGGTTTGCCTCAACCGATAGAACCCAACAACGATACGCGGTTGGGGCCCGGCGGTTGAACGCTATTTTGCAATCATTGCAACCCGGGGAGGTTGCGTCATGGGCCCATTTCATCAACCCCAAAACCGGCAAATTGATTGATCACAAAACGCTGGTTGCCGAAACCCCGGCCGCGCGGAAAGCCCGAATTGCGGCCGTCAACGCGATGTTGGCCGAACGCCGGGAATTGGTTCGTCAGGTTTCCAAATTCGGTTTCGTGCCCGGTTCCGGGCCCGCCATGCCCGGCGGCCCGGTTGCCCCGGTTATTGTTCCGCCGCCGGCTCCGGTTCCCGTCTCAACCATTCCTCAACCGGCATACCGCCAACCCGCGTTCTTCCCGCCGGTTCCGTTGATGACGGCCGCCGTTTCGGCGAGCATTGAATACGCTCAAAAATTGGCGGCCCGGGAAATTGCCCGCCGTGGAAAAACCGAGGCGATTCATCCAACGGGCGGCCCGGTCAAAATTAAAACAATGGTTGAACATATTTCAACAATGCAAAATTTTGCTCAAACGCATTGGAAAGCAATTGGCCGTTTATCCCAAGGCAACGAATCAAGGCGAGATCAATATTTTGTTCATGACATAATTCAAATAACGCCGTTTGTTATTGCCGATGATTTTGAAGACAATTTGGCAACCGTAAAACAATCCGAATCATTTCAAAAAACAATGACGGCAATTCAAAAAAAGGTTGAGGAAACAACCGCGCCAAAATTGTTTGAAAAATTGAAAAACAAATATGGAATGAAAGCGTTAGAAAAAATTCAATTGGACCGTTCAATGGAATTCAACATTTTGGATTTTGAAAGCAAATCAAATTTGAGGGCAAATGAGATTGAGGAATATAAAGCAATTCATCATGAATTGGCGGCCGTTGCCGTTTATTTGGATGAATTGGAAAGCTTGGCGGACAATGGCCAACCAATACCGCGAAACATTTGCGTTGCAATTCCTGAAATTGCCAAACGCTCAATTGAGAAATTAGCCGAACCGATGAAACAAAAATTGGACGGCATTGTTGAAATAGCAACAAGCGATTCAGGGCAGGCAACACGTCAAGCAATTCACGCCGCCATTTCAAAAACCGGCGGAAATGATGAAATTGTTCAAATTCAATTGCTTTCTCAAAAACGAAATGGGGTAACGCCGCGTTATGAAAGAACGTATTTGGAAAAAATGAAAATAGGATTGGATTTTGTAAACAGCATTTCGACAATTCCCGCTCAAAACATTGTTGCTTCAAATCATGCCAACAGCATTTTGCCAACCAAACCGGAAGGTTATGATCGAGCGTTTGCCATGACAACGGAACACGTTCCCGAATTCATTTTGTCCGGACAACAAACCGACAGGCCGTCAATTTTTATTCATAACAAAAACAGTGCTTCGGTTGTGGCCCATGAATTAGGACATATCATAGAAGACTCCGATCCATACGTTTATGAAATGGTTCAGACATTTTTGCATTATCGCGTTGGCGATGAAAAACCCCAACGCATGGCCAATTTGTTTCCCGGTTATGGTTTCACAGCGGATGAGGCAGGAAGGAAAAATCATTTCGACCGCTATTTTAATTCAATGTCTTCTTACTATGTTGGCAAACAATACGGCGACAATTCCGAAATTCTTTCAATGGGAATTCAGGCGTTGCATGAAGACCCGGTCAAATTTTTCAAAAATGACCCGGAATACGCCAATTTCGTTGTAAGCGTTTTACAATACAAAGAATCAAAACGAATCGCGGACGCCATGGCGGCGGCCAAGGCAACCGGGGGCAAACAATGACAACAACGCCAAACGGCCATGATGAGATTGTTGGAACGCTAACGGCCCGCATTCCCAAGAAATATGGCGGGGGCAAATCAATTATCCAAATGGTTTACGTTGAGCCCGGGAAACACCGTTGGGTTTGCGTTGGCAACCCGGAATTCACGGGCATGCTCAATATGTTGTTTGGGCCCCGGACGGGGATTCATCCCGATTCGTTCGGTTACCCGTATTGGTTTGATTTGTTGGCATTTTTGAAACCCGCCAACATAATTAGCCAACAACCGCCGCCGCGCAGCCCGGCAACGCCAATGCCGGGAATTGTTTATTGAATTTGACAATTAGGTTGACAACCGACACAATGCCCGCCATGGCAATAAAAATGGCTCCCAAACGAAGATCAATCCGCCTGCGGGAACAAACCGCATTGGCCAAGGGGTTGATTGTTGACCGCAAGAAATCAATTATCCGGAACGTTAAGGTTCTGGGGTTTGTGTCCGCCAACGGCCGGCAATATTTGCCCGAGGCCGTCAGGGCCGCGATGAAATGTTATGAAGGCGTTATGGTCAACGTTGATCACCCCGCTAACAATGACGATACCCGCTCGGCGTATGACCGTTGCGGCCGTTTGATCAATGTTCGGTTTGTTGAGGGCAAAGGGTTGTATGCCGATCTTTGGCTGAACCCTGAACACGCAATAACCAAACCCGTTATGGCGGCCGCCGAAACAATGCCGGAATCATACGGGTTAAGTCATAATGCCCATGGCGAAGGCGAAGAAAACGCGGACGGCATTTTTGTTGTTCGCAAAATTTTGGACGTTCGGCATGTTGATTTGGTTGCCGATCCGGCAACAACACGGGGTTTGGCGGAAGCCTACAAACCCACAACCGAGGGAATGAAAATGGAAAAGCTAAAACCGCATTTGGCCGATATCATTGACGGCGATTTGGCAACCGAAGAAAAAATCGCCAAAATTTTGGGATTGGTCGATTTGGTTATGGGCGAGCCCGAAACCGAACCCGATTCAGAAATTGATGAGGAAACCGAAACCGAACCCGCGCCGGAAGAAGAAGATGAAAAAACCGCGATGGAAGCGGACGGCGAAACCGATAACGAAACCGACAAAACAAAAAAGGAAACAGACGAAGAATACGATTCAGAAGAAAAACCTGATGACAAAAAACCAATGGAATCCCGCCGGTTCAGGAAGCTTTCCAAGGAATTGGCAACGTTGCGGGAAGACATCCGCCGAACCAAGCGCGAATCCCGGGTTCGTCGGTTGGCCGAATCGGTCAAGCTTCCGCTAACAAAAACCCTGTTATCTGACCTAATGGCCTTGCCCGCCGAATCGGTTGAACGGCATATCAAACGCTTGGCCGAATCCGCAAACGCAACGCGGCCCCGTACGCTTATGCCGGTTCAGGAATCGCGGCAGGCTAACGCCGGAATTCCAAAGGATAACATTTTTGCTTGGTTGAAAGACTAACAACAACAACAACGAAATTGGGGGGTTGAATAATGAGTGCGATTTTTGGCGGAAACAGATTTGTGTTGCCGGCGGGCCAAACAACCGCCGTGTTCCCGGTTGCATCAGGGGCCGTCATCAGCCCGGGCGATTTGCTTTATTGGAACGCCGGTTCCAGCGTGGTTAGCCCACTATCGGCCAAAACCGGGGCCGGGGCCGCTGTTCTTGATCAATCGGATATTTCGTCATTGTTTGCCGGCGTTGCGTTACAGGGCCGAATTGCGGCCCAAACAACATCGGGATATCCGGCCAACCCGGCCAACGGAATCAACGTTGCGGTTGATTGCGTTTATGAGGCGGATTGTGCTTCCGCAACGTTTGAAATTGGCGATTTGGTTGGCGTCATTTCGAGCGGGGCCGCCGCCGCCGCCGCGATTTCCGATCAATCGGTTGTTGCCGTGGCCCGTAAAAATTTGGCGATTGGTTTTGTTGTTGCCCGCTATGCAACCGCAACAACCAAGGTTCGGGTTCAATTGTACGGCAAAGCCCATGTTGACGGAAACCCAAACATTGGCAACGGAATTGGGGCCCGCCAGAATGCGGCGTCCGCGTCATTGGCCGATTCCAACGTTACCCTAACGGTTGCCTCGGCCCCGATTCAGGTTGGCGTTCCAACGGCGGCCCGCGATGTTACGTTGCCGGCCGTGGCATATTCCGCCGGCCTTCAATTTTACATTGTCAACAATTCGGCCGGGGCCAACACGTTGACCGTGAAAAACGCCGGCGGTTCAACCATTGTTTCCGTGGCACAAAATAAACGGGCGGTTGTTATTTGTGACGGCGCAACATGGTTTGGACTCCTTGGAGCCTAACAACACAATTTTGAAATTATAGGGGGTTTTTGATATGGCAGCGAACATTGTGAAATTGAGGGCATTGTACGAATCCCGTTGCCGGGAAACGAACGGCCGCGCGCGATTTGTTCAGGAAATGCGGGAAGGCCTTGGATTGGCCAACCGCCATGGTTCCGATAACAAAGACATTGCCGGAAATAAGAAATTGGGCGAACGCTCAATTCGTCCGGAAGATTTCTCAATCCGCGAATTGGCGGAAGGCCTTCTCGGCAACGCATGGCGCATGATGTTTGACGATTCCCAACGGGGTTTGTTGGCTAAGGCAACCATGGCGCGTTCATTGGTTGAGTCCGGGGCCCCAAATGACCGCGCGGCGTTGTTCGGCCAAGGCGGCGCGGCGTTGTTGGAATCAACCGGGTTCGGAATTGATCCGAGCGCATTTTTGAATATCAACACGTTTACCTCGGTTGTTGGCGGGTTGATCGAGGTTAAGATTTTGGAAAGCTTCCAAAATCCACAATTGATCGCGGATCGATTGGCCCCGGCTGAACCGACAAAATTGAACGGCCAAAAAGTTATTGGCATTCAATCCATTGGCGATAAGGGCAAGAAGCGTTTGCCCGGCGAATCCCATACGCGCGCGCAATTCGGCGAACGTTGGGTTCAGACTCCGGAAACCCGCGAAAACGCGTTGGCCGTTGATGTTTTGAAGGAAGCCGTTTATTTTGATTTGACCGGCGATATTCTCAACATGGCGTCATCGGTTGGCGATGAATTAGCCTACCGCAAGGAATTGGAAGTCATTGATTCCGTTATTGGCGTAACCAATAACTTTATCTACAACGGAACGGCTTACAATACATATCAAACCAGCCGGACGTTGGGTTATCTGAACGATTTCAGCAACCCCATGTTGGATTTCACGTCATTCCAAGCCGATATTCTTCAGTTCATGAGAACCGAAGATCCGCATACCGGCAAGCGAATCCTGATTCAGCCTAACGTAATTCTGGTCAATCCGGCCAAAATTGTTACGGCAAATTTGATTTTGAACGCGTCCACAATTGAACGCCGAACCGGGGCCGGGGCAACAACCCCGCAAACAACGTCAAACCCGTTGCTCGCGTCCGGCGGTTCCGCCAACCCATACGGCGGCCAATTTGAAATCATAACCAGCCCGTTGCTTGAAGTCCGTTGTTTGGCGGCGGACGGCCTCAACCTGAACCAAGCAAACGCCGATGAATATTGGTGGATGATGCAGGCGGGCAAATCGTTTAAGTACATGCAAAATTACCCGCTAACAATTTCGCAGGCGGCCCCGAACCAATATGAAATGTTGGACAAGGGGATTGTTGCCAGCTATTTTGCAAATGAACGCGGAATCCCGGCGATTGTTTCGCCGTGGCACGTTGTACGCAACAAAAACTAATTTGGCGGATTGAATAACAATGAAACGAACCGCATTTCAGGCGGAGCCAACGGCCGGGGAAACCCGGCTTGTTGCCTATTATGTTACCGGATACGGTTACCCGCGCGAATTGATTGAGGCATATGGAAAGCCCGAGGCGATTCGGCGTTATTCTGAAATGTTCCGAATTTCGGAACGCCGGCCCGATAGTGGTTACAAAATCATTGAACTTGGGGAATAACAATGGCGGCAACCGATGACATTTCCAGCGGATTGGGGCAGGTTGCCGGCCTCATCAAATTGTTGACGGCCAGCCCGAGCCCAACGATAACAATCAATGGCGAAACGATTGACACGGCCGGTTATTTGTCCAATTTGGCCGCAACGTTGCCAATTCTGTTACAGGTTCAACAATCATTACAAGGCCCCTATCAACGCGTTACACGGATGAGGACATAACGAAATGAAAACAAAAATCATATCGGCAACAACCGGAACAACAGAAATCATTGCCGGGGTTGCCGGAAAGAAATTACGGGTTTTGGCATATACCGTCAGTTCTTCCGTTGCGTCAGAATTAACTTGGAAATCGGCAACAACCGCGATTTCCGGGGTAATGCATATGGGGGCCAACGGCAATATTGCAATTCATTTGGGCGACAATTGGCCGTCCGGCGGGTTGCCCGTTTTGGAAACGGCGGCGGGCGAATCGCTCAACCTGACCGTTGCGGGAACAACGCCGGTTATTGGCGGGCATTTGACCTACTATGAGGTTTTAGCCTGATGTTGAATTTGAACCAATCTGTTCGCAACATATTGGGGCAATCATGGCGTTATTGGCATGGCCGGGAATCAATCACGTTTATTTCAACCGGCCGCGTTTCCGATACCGAATATACGGTTGATGACGCCAAGCGTTTTGAGGTAACAAGCCGAGACATTCCAACGCAACGAACCGGGGCCTTCACCGGTTCCGATTTGGTTTGGATTTTGCCGGCAACAAAATTGCCCGGGTTATTGTCGCCCAAAATCGCGGATCGGATAAAAGATTCAGCCGGCAACGAATACACGATTTTGGATTCATTCCGAAATGGTTGGCAAAATTGGTGGAAGCTTTCCACGCGTGATTTGATTTTTGCCTATGATTTGCGCGACACAATAGCCCATTGGAGCGCGGCCAATACCCAAGACGCCGGCGGCGGCCGCGTTCCCGGGACGTATACTCAAATCAAGTCAAACGTTCCCGCCAAGATTCAGGAAATAACGGCGGCCCGGGAAGATTTGCTAGGCAAACGCCAAGCCCGCCGAACGTATGAAATTCATTGTGGGCAAATGATTGATTGGAAACCAACGGATCAAATCATTGACCAGAATTCTGTTGTTTACCAAATTGTTTCAACCGGGGCCGTTGGTACTATTGACGGGGCCTCAATTGTTCTGACAGCCGAAAGGGTTTTGTAATGTTTGGCGTTGGGTTGAGAAATGGCGCGGCGGCAACCCAAAACAATTCCAATGGGTTTGGTTCAACATTGGAACGCGATATTGGAATGAAATTGGCCCGTTGCGCCATTTTTATTATGAATCATCATCAACAAAAATTGGGCATACCATGCCCAAGCAACCGCGTTCAATCGGTCAACGGTTCGCCAACAATTCAATATTACAACGCTTCGCGGCCGGGCGAATATCCAAAAAAACGAACCGGGTTTTTGCAATCGTCCGTGATTTCCGCGCCAACAACAATTCCGGAATTGGGCCAACAAAAACGGGTTCGGATTGGTTACGCGCGCGCGGCGTTTTACGGGCCCGTTTTAGAAGTCATGATGAAACGGTTGGGGTTGGTTCGGACGTTAACCGACTTGATTCCGTTATTGAGTAAAATTGTTGGGCAACCCATGAAGGTTATTCGATGATTCCAATTCCGGAAATTTTGGTTGAAATTCAAACCCGTTGGGATTTGTCGGGGACGTTGGCAACATACGTTCCCGGCGGTTTGTGGCACAAACGCGCAAACGAAACAACGGTTGCCCCATATGCAACCATTACGGTTGCCGCCGATTCCGTGACAATGACGGCAACCGGCCATTATGTTGCATTTTGCAACATTACAATTGCCGTTTGGTCATCGGAACAATTGGGAAGCGTTGCGTTGCGCGCGATAACAACCGGCATTTCCTCAATAATGGCCATTGGGGCCCCGATCATATTGGCCAACGGTTCATTGACCGGATTGGCCCCAGACGCGGCCACAATTGATTTGGACGATTTGCAACGGGCGGCGGCGGACGTTATCCAATATTCAACCGTTTACCGTGGCATGCTACAGGGGAGGATGAAATAATGGCGGCAACCGGGTTGGCATTAACGTTGGATTTTGCGGCGTCAGGGCGATTAACTAAAGATGACGGGGTTTCCGCCGTCGTTGATCCGGTTGCCTCGGCGTCCAAAGATTTCCCGGCCATGGCGGGGGATTTCAGTTTTGGCTCCGGGGCCGCGTTGGCGAATACATGGTATCGGGCCAAACGGACGTTGGCGGGCTCAACCGGGGAATCAATCGACTTGGCCGGCGGCGTTGCCAATCCATTTGGCGAGACAATAACGTTTACCCGTATTGTTGCGGTTATTGTTGCGATTGTTTCGCCTGATGGAACCAAGGCCGTTCGGGTTGGGCCCGCCGGCGTTTCCAACGCTTGGGTTGGCCCGTTTGGTTCCGGCAACGATTATGTTACAGTAAAATATTGGCAGGCGTTCGTTGACAATAGCGCGGCGGGTTTTACGGTTACGGCCGGAACCGGAGATTTGTTGCGGATATCAAATCCCGGGGCAACCTCGCTTGATTACGTTATTTGGGTTGTAGGAAACGGTTGATAACAAAAAGGGGATTTTGATATGCCAACACCAGTATTTCATTCCGGCGTGGGCGGCAAGTTAATGTCTGGGGCAATCGATTTCAATGTTATCGATTGGTCATTCACAACAACAAACCGCGTCGCGGAAACTACCAACGCCGGTTCCGGCGGATACGCCGAATATATTCCAACCGTTGTTGAGGGTTCCGGAACGGCAAATTGCCTATGGGATTCAACCAACATTCCGGACGTTGGAACCGCCGGCCCGCTCGACCCCACTAGAATAAGCGGAACCGATACCGTAACTTTGAAATTGTATTGCGGTAGTTCAACGAAATTCTATTCGTTTGCCGCCGTAATTGAATCGTTGCAGGTTACAAGCAACGCTCAAAATGACGCCGTGAAATTCTCGGTGAATTTCAAATCAACCGGCGTGATTACGGGCCCGCTTGGAGCGTAATAACAGATTGGAATTACGAAAATGAATCAGGTCGAAGCCAACGAATCCATTGCGGCCGCCAAGGGAACAATAACCTTGGGCGGCCAAACCTATTTGGTCGATCCGATGACCGAACGAACATTTGGAACGCTTTCCAAATGGTTGAGGAAACGGTTGGCCGATCCGTTGGCCGCAATTGCCGCGTCATTAACCGGGTTGCCAAAACATTTGCAAGAAATCGCGGTTCGGGAAGCCGTGGCCCTGAAGGCGGGCGGCGGCGTTGAAATGACCCGTTCCCATATTGAGCAGCAATTGATGGAACCGGAACCATGCGCGTTTCTGTTATGGGTTTTGATTCGCGGCAATCACCCAAATGCAACCCATGCCGAATTGACGGCATTGGTTCAGGCGGGCAACCCCGAAGCCGTTTTGGCAGAATTGTATGACGCCGCCGGTTTGCGGGATTTGGAAAAAAACTTGAGTGGCCGGACTGGTTGATTGCGTGGCAACAACAGGATCGGCCGGAAAATTACCGGCAAACAATGGAAAAATCGGAAGGCCGATTAACGCCGGACGTGGTATCAAAAATGTCAATCGGTCAATTGGCCGCGTTGGGTTGGACGAACCCGGAACGTAAAACAATGGGTTGGGGCGAATTCCTTCAAACCGTGGCAAACCGCAAGAGGGAATAACAAAATGTCTTCAACCGTGTTGGCCCAAGGCGTTATTGAGATTGTGGCCAAAGGCGTTGAAAAAACAATAACGGACGCCAAAAAAACGGCGTCCGCGATAACTCAAAATTTCGGCACAATATCAAAAGAAGCTTTCCAGAATCTTGGCCGTTCGGCGTTGGCGGCCGGCGCGGTTGTTTCCGGATTTTTCGCGTATTTTGCCCGTGGTGCCATGGCCGGAACGGTTGAGGGCGATAGGTTCAGCCGGGCAATTGAAATGGCAACCCGGGCCGTTGGCGATATGTTCGCGCCGGTTGTACGATTGGCAACCCAATACATTGAACGGTTTACCGCCGCCGTGTTGTCAATCCCGCCCCGAACCCGCATGATGATTGGCGGCATAATTGCCGCCGTGGCCGCATTGACGGCCTTGGGCGGGGCATTTCTCATCATCAAACCCGTGTTGGGGCCGTTGGGGGGTTTGTTTTTGGCCGTGGCCAGTCCCATGCGAATTTTTGCCATTGCGTCAGGGGCCGTCGCGTTGCCAATGCGGTTGTTGTTATTGGCAACCCGGCCGTTGGTTGGGGCATTTGGTTTGGTTGGGGCCGCCGTCCGTGTATTGATTAGCCCGATCCGCGCGGCCGCCGTTGCGTTGATATTCATGGGAACATCGGCCAAAGGCGCGGCCGTTTCCATGCTTGGAATGCTCAACCCAATGAAATTGGTTCGGGCGGCCTCGTTGACAATGTCATTGTCCGGCCGGGGAATCGGTTCGGCGTTTTTGTTTTTGGCTTCACCGTTGCGCGTCGCGGCGGCGGCGGCCGGATTGATTGCCCGTGGTTTCGCCATGATTGGCCCGGCGTTAATGTTTGTTCTCAATCCGGTCAATCTGTTGCGGGTTGGATTCATTGCCCTACGGGCCGCGTTTGGTATCGTATTGGGCCCAATCGGAATCATCATTTCAATATTGGTTAGCTTGGCCGCAAGCATGGGCCTTATCAAAATGCCGATGTTGGAATGGAAATCCGTGGCAACAAATGTTTTGGCGGCGTTGTTGGTTGTTTGGGACGGAATCGTTGCCGGGTTCAACATGGCCATGGAAGGAATGTCATCGGCTTGGAACGCAATTGGCCAACCGGTTTTGGATACGTTGCAATCGGCATGGGATTCTGTTTCCGAAGGCGTTGGAACCGTGATTTCAGATTTGACAACAACCATTTCGGAATTCTTTTCGTTTGGCGAATCGGAATCATCATTGTTTGTGGAAAGCTTGGCCGGCATTTCTGAAATGTTTTTGGATATTTACAGCACGGTTGAGGAATTATCTTCAATGGCTTGGGACGTGTTGGCCCCGGCATTTGAGGCGGCATACCAATCCGTTTCGGAAATGGGAGCGTATCTGCTGAATTCAATTGGGCCGGCGATTGATTCAATTGGCGAGACGTTCGCGGCGTTGTATACCGAATACGTCAAACCGTCAATGGAAGCCATAGGGGCCGCGTTTGGCGGGTTGTACAACGATTACATGGCCCCAACCGTGAATTGGATTTCGGACGCATGGGTTTCAATGGTTGGCAAAATTGAATTTTCTTGGATTGGGGCAATGAAATTTTTGAAAGACGTTTTGTTGGGAACCGTTTTGGCAATTGCCCAAACAATCAACGGAATTGGAACCGCGTTTGGTTATGTTATCAAAAAGATTTTGGACGGGTTGGCATGGGTTGCCGAAAAAACAAACATATTGAGCAAGGCAACCATTAAACAAATGCGCGATTATGGCAAGGCAATTGGCGATATCAAATTGATTGACACGGACAAATTAACCGGAGCGTTGGGCGGGGCCAGCAATAGGTTGGATGAGAAATTTGATCAAAACAAAATCAAGGCCAAGGAATTTGCGGTTGCCGCCGAAGGCACGATTGGCGGCATGTTTGACAACGCCAAAAAACGCGCGGACATAATGGTCCAATCGGCCGTTGATGGAATCAAAAACATTGGAAAGCAGGCAACAACCGGGCCCGGGTTCAAAATCAAAATGGATGTTGCGTTTGAATCGTTGCAGGGAACGTTTGAACGATTACAAAAAGCATTGGCAACCGGAGGCATTTCAATTGAACAAGCCCAATTGGGCGAATTGAAACAAATGAACGCTGGAATTCAAAAATCTGTCGCGTCATTGCAAACAATTGAAAACAAAAATGGTGGAGGCGCGGTTGAATAATGGCACTATGCTCCGAAATTAGCCGGAAGGTTCAGGCGGGCCGCGACACAATCACGGTTACCCGCGTGTTGGAGGTTGAGCCATATTCGGCATGGTATACTATGGCCGGGTTGTTATTGGGCGGCGTTCGGTTGGTTGGCGGGGCATTGTATCGAACCCCGCCAATGTCCGATCCGGTTATCAAATGGGCATATTGTGATTCGGTTGACGTTGAAGGCGTTGGTACGTTTGCCGGAACAGGGCCGGTTGATCCAATTTTGCAATTAAACGCCAACAATTATTACCGCCGCGCGCGCATGACGGTTGTTTACAAAAATGTTCAACAATCAACCGACGAAATGGATTCATCGGCCGGAGACGCCGGCGGTGATCAAAACGAAACATCAGAAATTGATTTGGCCACAAATTCAATGGAAATAACGGCGCAACAATTAACGTTACCAACGCAATATTACAAATGGCGTTATTCTCCTTCCAACACGTTGCAACAATCCGGAACCAATGCAACCAAGACAATGCCTCAAATAACAACAACCAACGTTCGGAATTTTGTTGTCAACCGTCCGTTGAACGCGATGATTGCCTTGATTGGACGGATCAATTCTTCGGCGTTCCGGGTTGGCGGTATCCAATGGCCGCCGGAAACGTTGCGTTATGACGGATCAACAACAACACAAAAAACAACAAATACCGGCGTTAAGTTTTTTGAGATACAACACAAATTCGCGGTTCAACCCGTGTACGATTACGTTGCCCGAACCAACGAGGTTCTTGGGGCCAACAAATCAATCATAACCCGGGCCTCGGAAACCGCGTTGGATTTTGTCGGTTGGAACCGCGTATTTCGGCCGGATCGAGGGTTTTGGGACACGCCGGTTTTGGCGTCATCGGTCAAAAACGGAATCTATAGAATGGATAATGAAATCATACAACCCGGGGTTGGTTCGGGGTTCCGGTTGTTATTCCATCCGAGGGCCACCTGATGAGGGAATTTGAACCGCCGCGCCGAGGCGGCAAATTCAAACGCGCGGATTTGGTTGACCAATTAGCCGAATTGCGCCGCGTCTCAAAAATGACGATTGACGGCGGAACAATAACCAATTTGAGTTCAGGCGTTCACATTTCAATTGACCGGAAGGAAGGGTTTTGGGCGGAAATTCGCGGCGAATCCCCAACCATTCCGGGGCATTATTCTTGGCGGGAAGTGTTTTTGGATTTCACCGGGGAAACATGGTTTGTTCCCGATACAGGCCGCGAATCCGTTTATGACGTTGACCCGGCGGTTGAGGTTAATTATTCGTCCGGAATCATCACGGGAACCATGATTTGGCTACAACCGCCAATCGCCGGCGAACCAACCGCGTCAGGCTACGCAACGCAATTGTACCCGTTTACCTATGGCGGTTCAGGCGGCGGCGGAGCAGGGCCTGTAACGTCCGTACAATGCGTTGGGAATGTTTTGTATGTTACCTATGGGCCTTGAAAATGGTTCGCCAAGCGTTCAATTGTTACGGTTCGTCAACGTCATTACCCGCCATACCGCGCGCGTATTGGTGCTGTGGATTTGATGCTCCGCCATTATCGTTTTCAGGTTTGTATTCGTGTAATGCAACCGGCGGAACCGCCGCTTCCGTTTTTGATTCATGCGGAACAAATGTTGTTGATCAACCAATAACATTGACGCTTGTCAACAAATGTTATCCTCCTCAATATACTTACGAAGCAATTGAAAAAGCATATTTGACAATTGAACGTTTATTTTGTGCTAATGCAAATTGTTCTGACAGAATCAATGATGTTATTGTGACGTTTTATTTTTGGTCCGTGTCTTCGCCGGATATTGGTTCCGTTACCCAAAGCTGTTCATTTGTTGACGGCGTTCACAATTTTTATTATTCCGCAACATCAACCAGAACGTTTCCTGATTCCAGCGTTCTAACAAAATCAATCATTTTGAATACGGTGAATATGCCATGACATTTCAAGGGCGATTATTGGACGGAACGTGTATTGGCCCAAATGTCCGCGCCGGAAACGGCCTTGGTTCCGTATCGTTACACGTTATGTCTTCAAATGCGTTATTGTGCGGATTGAATGACATAACTGGAAAGCATGTTAACCGTGGCGGGCCTCAACCGCCGCCGCCGATGACAAGCCCTGATGTTAATTACGGGGCAACATATTACGGAAAAAACGTTAGCCCATTTGTTTTTGATTCAAATTTGAAATTTGATTTGGCGGAAATATCGGAATGGGATGAATCGCGGATGATTGGGTTTTACGAAACGTTTTACGCGCCAAGATTTCAGAATTCAACAACATACAAACGTTTGATGTTGCGAGATCAAATTGAGACGCCATTTCAAGGCGTTGAAAATGTCAATTGGACGCCGGCGGATTTGTCGGTTTACGAAGACGATTGGCTTGGGAATCTTATGCCCGGCGGTTGGTGTTATTCGTCGCGTGGCGTTCCAGAACCAATGCTTGGCCAAACATATTTTGAGGACGCTAGGAAACCCGAAGATCCGCCAAATTTGGTTGATAAGACAAATTCCTCAATCCGTGAAAATTGGACGCCGTTATGCAACCCAATAAACGTTTTCAATTCTGAAGGTTCAAATATCGGAACGTTTGACGGCATTTCCTATATTGCGTTTTTTAATGCGGCATGCGTCAAGGTTCCCGTTAAAAAACGGAAATGGGACGCAACGGCAACCAATCCAATAACGTTGGAACCAACAGGGGCATGGGTTGGCGATATGCCGCTTGGCGTATTGCCGCGCGATTTCACGTTGACGCCATTTGACGAAACACCGCGCCCATGGCTTGATCCAAAACGGCAAATCATCAATTTGGAAATATGGTTTTATTTGTCTTCGTCAAACGGTTCGGTTTTGAAATCCCCAAGAATTGCAACCGTTCGATTTTGGCATTACACAAAAGGCGTTCAATACATTGATTCGGGTTCGTATGATTCGCCATTTTCACCATATTTGTTTTTGAGTACCGAATCGGCCGGGGCAATGAATGTTCAAATAACATTTCCATTGTTACAAAACGAAAACAATCCTGATGAATTGGAAACCAAGGTTTCAAATATGAAATTTGGTAATTTCTTAGCTGTTTTGGGAGCGTAACCTATGCCAACAATATACCCAACGGTTGGCGTTTTTGTTGTTGATGTTTTGAATATTGAGGAAGGAAGCACACGAAAAACAGATTTGAGATACGCGCCGCGAAGGCAAATTGGTTATGACATTTGCACTTCGGAATCGTCATGCCGTGGCGTTCCCGTTTCGTTGGATTGTTCGTTGGCGTGTACGGCAATTGGTTGGCCAATGATTTCGGGATTGGTTACGTTGGAAATGTTCCAGCCTGAATCTGATTGCCCGATTATTGCAACCAAACCAAGCCAATTTTTCCCGCAGGCATGGATTCCGTTAGGTTGCCCGCCAACCATGCCGGTTGTTGATAATGGCAATTGGCAAGGCGTTACAATTCAAAATGGGGTTGTTTTGGAAGGCCCGCCGCAACGCGGATTAACGGTTCAATTTTGTGCGAAGATGACCGTTAATGAAGATGCAACCATTAACGTTACCGTTGAATTGTTCCGAATCATATTGGCGGCAGAAATCTTTCCGCCGCCTGAAAACGGATTGAATGCTATCGTTTCATGCGGAAGCATAAGCGCAACGCTAACCCGGGTTGTTGCTCCCGGTTATACGCCGTTTATCAATGAACCATGGTATTTGCAACATGACGGTTATTTGAGTTTTACGCCAACCGGCATGGAATGTCCGCTCGATATCAATTCGGCAAAAATTTCATTGATGTTGGTTCCGTACAAGGTTGGTTGTGATGGAACGGCGGACGGTTACGCTTCGGCTGAATGTTCGCTCAATACAGGATACCGAACGTATTCTTGTTTTTCTGTTTTGACTATGCCAACAACGGCCGGGGATTTCAAACCAATTTGGAAGCAATTGGGCGTCAACGGGAAAGGAACCGAATCGGTCAATGGTTGTTTTTTTGGCGGCAATGGCGGTTCAACGTTATCGCCGCCAACGGCCGCTTCATATGGCCCGATGAATGCAAATGGTTACCCGCTAACAAATGACATTTTGAATTGTGGTTGCGCGGGTGAAAACACGTTGGTTGGCGATAGGCAAGAAATTCAATTCACGGATCAACGCGTTGTTGATATTACGCCGGACACTGACCCGCTTTATGATATTGTGATCAAATCAGTCAATCGGGGGGCCCCGTGTATTGCCATGAGGGTTCATGGAAACGGCAACCCGTGGACGGTTGGAGCCTACACGGTTAATTCCTCAATCTTGGAACAAACGGGCCATTGGATTGCAACGGCAACGTTTTCAGGATTGACCGGCAATCCAATTGCCATTTGCTACGGGATGGAATTTCCGTCAGGCATAACGGCCGATTGTGTCCCAATCCCAATTGAGGGCATGCAACCCGTGGCGTTTGGCGGCCCGCCGTTGGCCCCTGAACCGCCGAAACAACCGAGCCCGGCCCGAATCATGGCGGACAAAATGCGGGCCGTCAGGGGCAACCCATGCGTCAATCTGGGCATGGCGTTGGAAACGGCGGCGTCATGCGGTTGTGGCGGCGGTATTTTGCATGGTTGCTCGATTCATGACAAATGTCGTCAGGCGGGGAATGATCAAACGGTTGCATTATGTTGGAAATGCCCCGATTATTTGGGAAGCCGTTGATTTTGTCGGTTGAGGCAATGGCGGTTACAATCCGCCGGTTAATCAACGCGGAGGAAATGGCAATGGAACCGTTGGCGGCAATTCGCGAATTGGGTTTGCCCGTGGCAGCGTTATTGGCAATTGGGGCCGGCATATGGCGGGTTTGTGAGTGGCTTGGCCGGGAGGTGATCATTCCATTACGAAACCGCCATTTGGGGTTCTTGGATTCATTGGCCGCAACGTTGAAAACGTTGGCCGATACGCAGGAATCAATGGCTCATGAAATCAGCGTGATTTCTGATTCAATTTCAACCCGTGTTCGTAGCAAAAAGGAGAATTCATAATGGCAAGCATAGTATATAATTCATACGTTCGGGACGTGATAACCGGCGCAATTGATATGGATACAGACACGTTTAAGTTTTTGTTAGTTGGCTCAACGTATGACGCTATTGCGGACGAAACCAAAAAAGATTCCCATGCGAAACGTTCGGATATCACAAATGAATTGACGGGAACAAATTACACGGCCGGCGGAAACGCGGCGGCGGCAACCGTGGCCGCGATTGATACAACCAACAATGACGTTGAAATTTCGTTTGCGGTTACGTCTTGGACCTCGGCAACGATAACCTCGGCATATGGCGGGGTTTTGTACAAATCACGCGGCGGGGCCTCAACCGCCGATGAATTGGTTTGCTATGTTTCGTTCACAAATTCGCCCGTATCCTGTACCAATGGAACGTTTGCCGTGACGTTTTCAAGCAATTTGAAATTCCAAAACTAATAACGGGGCAACGAAATGGCAACATTTTCAAAATTCCAATCGTTTGTTGAGAAATTGGCCGAGAAGGTTCACAATCTTGGTTCCGATGTTATTAAAGTTATGCTAACAAACACGGCCCCGTCCGCAAGTGCCAGCAATGTCAAGGCCGATATAACAGAAATAACGGCGGGCAACGGTTACACGGCCGGCGGAACCGCCGCGACAATTACAAGTTCAGCCCAAACCGCTGGTGTTTACAAATTGGTTTTGGGCGATGTTGTTTTCACGGCAACCGGAACCGTTGGGCCGTTTCGTTATGTTGTTTTGTACAATGACACGGCAACCAATAAAGATTTGATCGGGTTTTACGATTATGGTTCAAGCATTTCGTTATCAAATGGGGAAACGTTCACGGTTGATTTTGACCCAAGCGCGGGCGTTTTAACAATAACATAAAGGAATAACAAATGGCGTTTCGTTATTCTGACCGCGTCAGGGAAACAACAACAACAACCGGCACGGGTTCAATTACCCTTGCCGGCGCGGTTTCCGGTTTCCAAACATTTTTGGCTTCAATCGGAACAAACAACACTTGTTATTATGTTATTTCTCATCAAACCGCTTCGGAATGGGAAGTCGGGTTGGGAACCGTTGATATGATCGGATCGGGTTTGGCCCGAACGTCCGTGATTTCATCATCAACGTTATCACTTGGAACGCCGCAGCTTGTTTCGTTTTCATCGGGAACCAAAGATGTTTTTGTTACCATTCCGGCCATAAGCCAAACAATTTCAAGCCCGATACCCGGCGGAAGATTAACATTAACATCGGGAACGCCGGTAACGGTTGCGGACGTTTCAAACGCAACAACAATTTACTACGCTCAATATTCTAGTAACAGAATTGATTTGTATGACGGGGCATTGTGGCGGCCTCATTTGTTTTCTGAATTATCGTTATCAATTCCGGCCAATACATTGACCGCAAACAGGCCAAAAGACGTTTTTGTTTACAATTCACAATTGTCGGGAGCAAATACACCAACGCTTGAAACAGGGCCGGATTGGACCAGCGACACGGTTCGATCAACCGCGTTGGTATTGCAGGACGGCATATTGGTAAAATCAGGAGACGCAACGCGGCGGTATGTTGGAACAATACGCTCCAACGCGGTTGGAACACGATATTTACAAGACACAATAACATCACGGTTTGTATGGAATTATTACAACAGAACCCCAAGAATGTTGGCGGTAACGGACGCAACGGCGTCTTGGTCCTACAACACGGCAACATGGCGTCAGGCGCGGGCGACGGCAACGAATCAGGTTGATTTTGTTGTTGGAATTGCGGACACGTTTGCCCAATTGCAAGTGAACGCTATTCTATCAAATTCAACGGCGGCGCAAGGCGGTATCGTTGCCGTTGGCTACGATACAACATCAAATTCAACGGCAATGCCAAACGGAACATATCGTCAGGCTACAATCCGTTCGGCCGCCGCCAACGCAATAACGTCTGGAACCAGTACAAATTTGGGATATCCGGGCATTGGTTACCATTTCTGTTCGTGGAATGAAATTGGAACAACAACCGGAACAACAACATGGTATTCCTCGTCTGTTGCCGGAATAACGGGATTTATAATATGCTAACAAAAATTCATTTGGCTGTTGAATCCGTTTGCCCGATTCAAGGCGTTTCGTTTTTCGGCAACAACAAATATGAAATTCAATTTGACGAATCGGCAACCAACGAACAACGAATTGCGGCGCAATCAATTGTTGATTCATGGGTTGAACCGCCGGAACCAAGATTGGTTTACGCGTTGGATTTTCTTGACCGGTTCAGCGAAGCAACACAATTGGCGGTTGTTGCGGCTGCGTCTCAAAATCCGGCAATTCGTCTTTGGTATGACCGGTTGCTTGCCAACGGTTCGGTTGATTTGAAAAACCCGCGATTGATTGCCGGTTTGAATACCATGCGAGACGCCGGATTGATGACACAAAATGAAATTGATATTGCCCTAACATAATTGAGGGCATTCCATGCTTGGCCATTTTCCGTTATCAACAGCTTCAATTTCGTCATTTGAAATTAAAAATGCCACGGCGTCCGGGGCAATTACAACCATAACATTGACGGCGTTGGCCGGTTCCGGATCGGGAACGGCGGCAACGTCCGGGGCAATGGTAACCGTAACTATTTCGGCCCCAATCGGCGAAGGTACGGTTGCCACGGTTGCCACGGCAACGGGTTCAATTGGAACGTTGACATTAACGGCGTTGGCCGGATCGGCAACCGGAACGGCGGCAACGTCCGGAGCCGTCTCAACCATAACAATTTCGACGTTGGCGGGTTCGGGTTCAGGAACCGCCGCAACGTCTGGGGCCATGGCAACCGTTTCATTGGTTGCATTGGCGGGAGCCGGATCGGGCGGGGCCGCAACGTCCGGATTGAATAAAACCATAACGATTTCGGCCTTGGCGGGTTCCGGTTCGGGAACGGCTGCAACATCAGGATTGAGCGGAACCGTAACAATTTCCGCGTTGGCAGGGGCCGGATCGGGAACGGCAACAACGTCCGGCCTTTCAAAAACAATAACAATTTCGGCATTGGCGGGAGCGGGTTCCGGCGGGGCAACAACGTCCGGATTGAGCGGAACTATAACCGTATCGGGCCCAACCGGTTCGGCAACGGCGGTAATTACGGCAACCGGGGCAATTGGAACGTTGACGTTGACCGGGCCGGCGGGTTCAGGGGCCGGAACCGCTGCAACGTCCGGGGCAATTGCAACAATAACGATTTCGGCCTTGGCGGGTTCCGGAACCGCAACGGCAACAACGTCCGGGGCAATTGGAACGCTTTCCATTGTTGCCATGGCGGGGGCCGCGTCAGGGGGGGCCGCAACGTCCGGGGTTGCCTCAACCGTGACATTGGCCGGGCCAACGGGTTCGGGGGCCGGAACGGCAACAACGTCCGGCCAAATGGCAACGGTTGCATTGGTTGCCATGGCCGGGGCCGGAACCGCAACGGCAACAACGTCCGGGGCAACCGGAACAATAACGTTGACGGCGGCAACCGGGGCCGGTTCGGTTGTTACGGTTGTAACCGCAACGGGCTTAACCGGAACCGTATTAATTTCCGCGTTGGCAGGTTCCGGGGCCGGCGGGGCAACAACATCAGGATTGAGCGGAACGGTTGCAATAACGGCGTTGGAGGGCTCCTCAACCGGCGGGGCAACAACGTCCGGCCCAACCGGAACAATTGCGTTGACGGCGTTGGCCGGATTGGCAACCGGAACGGCCGGGGCAACCGGGCCGGCGGCAACCGTGACGATATCGGCCGGGGCCGCGTCAGGGCGGGGAACGGCCGAAACATCCAACCCGTTGGGCGGCGATATTGTTTTGAGTCAACCGGCCGGATTGGCAACCGGAACGGCAACAACGTCCGGGCCCATGGCAACCGTGACAATAACGGCGGCAACCGGGAACGTTCCGGCGATATCATTGGGAAGCATTCCAACGTTGACGTTGACCGGGCCCGGCGGATCGGCCACGGGAACGGCCTTGGCTACGGGCCCGGCCAAAACCGTGACATTGGCCAACCCGGCGGGAATCGGGGCCGCAACGGCCATTTCTGTTGGCGCAATGGCAACCGTATCGTTGACCGGCCCGGCCGGATCGGCCGCCGGCGGAACCGGAGCAACCGCCGCCGGATCGGGCCCGGGAACAATTACCATTTCAAGGCCGGCGGGTTCCGGGGCCGGTTCGGCAATCGGGGCCGGATTGGTCCAAACCGTTATCATCAACCCGGTTTTGGCCAATGGCGTTGCCGATTCCGTTTTGGTTCGGGTTTCGGTTTGGGCATGGCCCCGAATTGTTTACCCGGTTGTTTCCTCAATATCCGAAACAATTGTTGTTCGGGCCAAAACCGCGTCGGTCATTTCAATTGGAACGCAAACAATGCTAGCATTCAGGGAATTGCCGTTGGTTTCCGAAGAATTGATTTTGAAATCATGGGCCATTGAAACAACCCGCGTTCGGGCAACAAAAACCGAATCGGTTATTGTTTGCGCCAAAACAATGCGGGCAATCATTGACACGCCAATTTTGAGTTATACTTACAGGGTTTGGGAGGCCGTCCAATGAATTACGATATTGGCGATTTGGTTCGGTTAATGGTAACATTTCAAAATTTATCGGGAACGTATGTTGATCCAAGTACATTGATTTTATTGATTCAATTGCCCGATGGAACCAAGCTTCAACGCGATTACCCGGGCCAAGTGACAAAAACGGCAACGGGCCAATTTCAATATGATTATTTGGCGGCCGCGTCCGGGGTTCATTATTTCCGTTGGGAAGGAACCGGAACCGGGCAGGGGGCCGCCGAATCAGAATTTGAGGTGAACGAATCCGTGTTCCGTCCGTGATTTTGTTGTAGAATGTCCGTGAATTCAAATCAGGGGGCTTTCCATGTTGTTGATTTTGTTGGCGTTGGCGTCTCAACCAACAATCAAATTGCCGGCCGAAATCATTGGGAAGCCCGGGGAATTTGTGGCAATTCGGGCGGAAACCGAAGGCAAAATTGTCCGATATGTTGCGATTGATTCCGGGTTGAACGTGTTCCCGGCCGCGTTGTTATCTGATTCTCGGGCAACCGTAGTAACGTCAATTGAGCCCGGCCGTTATCGGTTGTTAGCCTATACGTCAACGGACGCCGGCCCGTCCGAACCGGTTATTGTTGTTGTTGTAATTGGCCCGGGAACGCCGCCAAAACCGCCCATGCCCAACGAGCCCGATGACGCGTTGACCGCCGCCATGGCGGCAATTTGGGGGGCAATTCATGAACCCGGCCGGAATGATAACCGCGTGAAATTGGCGGGGTTGTATCGTCGCGTTGCCGGATTTTGTGCTGATGACAAATTGAAAACGGTTGGGGATTTGTTTACGGCGGCCGGGATTGAGGCGGCCCGAACGTTGCCGGTTGACGCGTTGGAAGCGTTGCGTGACCGGGCTGCCGTTGAAATCAGATCCTTGGCCCCAACCGATCCGGCCGCCAACCTAACAAATGCTATTCGCGCGGACGTTGCCAAAATTTACAACAAAATCGCCAACATCTTGGAGAATTTGAAATGATTGACGAACCATACGTTTCCGGTTGGGTTGATGACGCCGGCGCGGTTGAGGCAATTGCCGAACAACAACCGTTTCCGTCATTTGGGGAAACGCCGGCCGGCAACGCGGTTGAACCGCCGGCGGAAATATTCGGTTGGAAATTACACGAACAATTGACCGGGGCCCCATGGCCGGCCCGAAATCAGGGGAAGGTTGGTTCATGCGTTTCGTTTGGAACGGCCGCCGCGATTGAATACACAATGATTTCGGAAATCATCAACCGACAACCGGAACAATTCAAACCATTGGCGCAAGAGGTAATATACGCGGGTTCGCGGGTTGAAATCGGCAACGGCAAAATCAAAGGAGACGGTTCAATCGGGGCATGGGCCGCCGAATTCGTCAAACGTTATGGCGTTATTCCGCGTGAAATCGTTGGCAATTATGATTTGAGGCAATACAACGAACAACGTTGCCGGGCATGGGGGGCAACCGGGGTTCCCGACGATTTGGAACCCGAGGCTAGAATTCATCAAATCAATTCAATTTCAAAAGTGACAACAACAAAACAGGCCCGCCAAGCGTTGGCGAACGGTTACGGAATCGCGGTTTGTTCGGCCCGTGGTTTTACCATGGCCCGGGATTCCGAGGGGTTTTGTCAACCGTCCGGCAGTTGGAATCATTGTATGGCGTTGATCGGTTACCAATCTGGAAAGCGGCCCGGGTTTTTCATTTTGAATTCATGGGGCCCGGCCGCCCATACGGGGCCGGTTGGCAACGGCAACCCGCCAACATGCGGGTTTTATGCCGATGATTCTGTTGTTGAAACTATGTTATCCGCCGGGGATTCATGGGCGTTTTCTGATTTGGTAGGCTTTCCAATCAAACAAATTGATTGGAAAATATAAAAGGGGTTTTTGATATGTTGGCGTCTTATCCAACCGAATTTCCAACCGAAGCGTTGACAATGGTTTTGGATTGTGTCCGGGGCCATGCCGTTCCGATTCCGGAATTGACTAACGCGGCATGGAACGTGATTGGTTACGGCCTTGGCCAAGTCATGCCGGGCGGCCCAATGGTTGCCGGAATCAATCCGATACCAGAGGCAACCGACGAAGAATTGCTGGTTTACACAATTGAAAACGGGGTTCCGCCGCCGGCCGATAACGGAATTGTTCAGGGAATCATTCCGTGGTCTGCTATTGTTATGTTGGCAATTAAATTGATTTTGAAATTGCAGGCAAATAACTAAAATGATTGCCATTTGTTGGTTGTTGTTAGGGGCCCCGCCATGCCCAACCTGACCCGGGGCCAATGCCCAACCGGTTCGACGGTTCGTCGCGCCGGCGGCAAAATACAACGGAACCCGGGGAAACCTAACGCGGCCCGCCGTTCCGGCAACCCCGCCAATAAAAAAACCCGTGATTGATTGGAGGGTTCGGAAATGATTTCGCAATTCCTCAATTGGCTTGGCGGTATGAAATCCGGCGGCCCGTTGATTGAACCGCCAACATGGTTGAGCGAAACCGGTTACGGCGGAGCGTTGCGTTCGCCGCGTTGGGATTCCGTCCGCAACAAATTCATGGCAGGCAAATGTTGCGCGGCATGCGATGCAACAACGTTATTGGAATGTCACCATATCATTCCGTTTCATGTTGAGCCCGAACGCGAATTGGACGAATCAAATTTGATTCCGTTATGCCGCCAATGTCATTTCTTCCTTGGCCATTTGCAGGATTGGGCCCATTGGAATCCGGCCATTGTTGATGACGCCGCAACATATTTGGCCCGATATCGCCAAAATCAGTAAAACAACCTAACGCAACACGGACGTTGCCGGCCCGGTCAATTTCGATCGGGCCGTTATTTTGGAGGCGTTCCAATGGTTCGTTTTTTTGCATTGGCGGTAATGGGATTGGGTTTGGCGTCAGGGGCCGCAAATGCCCAATCGGCTCAACAATCGGCTCAACAATCGGCCGCCGTTGGCCGCATGGCCCATAGGGGCGGATCATATCGTTTTGAAGGGGTTGGATTTTCAACCCGTTCGGCCGCCCAAGCTATTCGGAATTGTTGTTATTATGGTGAACGGCCGGCAATTGAAATCGCGGTTGCCCGGGGCCGAAACGGTTGGTTCGCCTGCGTCCGATATCGTTGACATTGGAACGCCGGGCAATGATTCCGGGGCCGATCCAATCGCCGGTCCCGGATTAAAACACGCCATGCCCAATTTTGTTGCCGTTTCGGAAATGGCAAAATGTCTCAATGTTTCAATGGAACGGTTATGGTATTTGATGAAAAAACACAAATTGTTGAAACCAATTCCGATGTTTGGCTCAATCCGAAGATTTTGGTACGCCAAGCATGCCCACAAAATATTTGAATTTTTGAATGGAAAGCAATGAACCAACCCCAATACAATTCCGGGCCCGCTGATGACCATGGGGCCGCCGATTGGCCCGAGCCCGCCCAACCGGGCCCGTTGGCAACAATCGGGGCATGGGGGGCCATTGTGGGGCCCGTGGCATGGTTGGTATGGGTTGTTGTCTCAATCCTGATGAAATGACGCGGCGGCGTTGGCCCCGGTTACCCGGCGGCCGGGGTTCCGTAGCGCGGCCCCGGCCGATGACAAACCAACACGCCGGGGAGGCATGCCCGCCGCCGCGATTTTGAGCGGCCCCGTAAAAATCAATTAAATCAAAAACCCTATGGGGGAAATGATTTTTGCATTTTTGCGGCAACCGATGTTAAGTCATGAAACGGCAACGGGTTGGCGTTGCCGTAAAAATCAAAAAATGTCTGTTAAAACCAACACGGGTTCAACAACCAATTGCCAATAAACAATCGCGTCATCACGCGTGACAAACGGCATGGGGTTTGGTTCGTTCCAAAGGCCGGGCAATTTGTGAATTGGATATTCCACCAATTCCTTGCCCATGCTCAATTGTATTTCCCAATACCAACCGTCAGGTTTTTCAACCAATTTGGCCATGCCCGGGCAAATCAATGTTGGCATTGGTTCTCCTCAATCCGGTTACCGCAAAAAGAATAATTCTATTTTGCCATAGGGTTTTTGATTTTTCGGGATTTTTGCGGGGCCGGCAATGGCGGCAAATGTTCCTCCAACACGCGCCGAATTACCTCGGTTTTGGTTCGTCCGGTCAGGGTTGCGTCATGGGCAACCCGGGCCAAAATTGTATCGGGTAACCTCATGTTGACGTGTCTGCGCGGTTCGCCGTCCGGCGGCCGGCCCATGATGACGGGTTGAGCGGGTTTGGCGGATTCAATTTTTTTCTTCATTGGAAAGCCCATTGATTGAGAAAACAACACGTCAACATTCTGGGGTTTGTGTCAACATCCCGCAACACGCATTTCTTGCGGGTTTTTGCCATGCTCAAAAAATCTTTGGAATTCGTGTTGACACGTCTACACGTTGCCGATTAGCTTATGGTTCGGGTTGATGATTTTTAAAACGATAACGAGGATGAGGCCATGAATCAGTTCAAAAGCATCATGAATCAGTTCAAAAGCAATACGTTGCGGTTGTACTCAAGACACGTTTATTCATACTTTCGTGATCCAGATTTGAAAGCGTGGTTCGCAAATGCAACCCCTGAAAAATTAGCATTTGTCGATGAAGCTTATCATATTTGCGAACAAAATTATGAGTCCGGCGGTGATAGGGTTGTTGAATGTTATTATCCGGCTGATGTTGAGGAATGTTTCAAAACCATTCAAGATGTTCAAAATTTTTGCGGATTGGTTGTTGATCAGGCCGCCAATTGCCGTTTTGAAAACTGACCCGCTGATGAGGCCCCGGCGGGGGCCGAAACGGGGAAAGCCAACCCGTCCGGGAGCATGTTGCAACCAAGGAGTTTTGAAATGAACCGACACAATTTGGAAATTGGCGATAAGATCCGTGGCGTTATGTCGTGCAGCGATATGTCAACGATTCATTACCGCCTGACGGTTGTTGGATTTGACAATGGACGGCCCGTGTTCCGCGTGCCCGACAGGCTGTTATCCGTACCATTCACGACTTTCAAATACAAAAAAATCTATATCAATGATGACGCAATCAAGCCCGGGGCAATTGTCCGCGTT